ATGTCTGACCAGTTCGCCGATCTTAACAAACAACAGGCGTTTGACTACGTCTGCCACGTCATTTTTAGTCGTGCTGAATCCCTGATCGTTGACGGCAATCCCGCTTACGACTCAGAAAAAGCCCTTGCCTATGTTGTGGATCTAATGAGCGAGTGGGGCTACAGCAACACCCGCGCCATCGGCCAACTCGATGCAATCCGCGAGCAGAACGACTACATGCGCGAAATGTACGGGGATGATGACCATGAGTAATTCGTCTATTTTTCATCCAAACCCCACAGCTTTACTGGGGGGATTGAGCAAAAACGCAGCAGATGCCCCCCCCATTAATAACATGGGGGAAACGGGTTCTGAGATGGCAGCCACACTACGCCGTAACGCTGACGAGATAGACGCTATAGCGACAAAATCTGAAATGCTCATCCGTACCGCTGACGGCAAAGTGAAGATGCTACCTGTTCGCATTCCTGCGGGTGGTCATGTTGCCGTTCTTGACTGGCTTAACGTCACGCTGGGGCTGGAAACCTTCGACCCTGAATACAGCCGCAAGTTCTTAGCCGCCAAACAAGACGGCACTGAAGAACACTTCGTGCATGACATGGTGTCGGAAATTGCCCCATACATCGCCATGCTATTTGGCAAAGCCTTCACCATTGGCAAGCGCAACAACTCAGGCCGCAACTTCTACAAATACAGCTACCCAATCGGCAACCCTGATAATCCATACGGCCTAGTCTGCATCGGCGGCCAACGTCACACCGTCCTGATTATGTTGAACGGTACAGGCTGCACCCTAGCACTAGAAGGCTGGGAACGTCGCATGTATTCATTTTTAAACGAATCAACCACTAAACGCCCAAAAATTACCCGCGTTGACCTTGCCCACGATGATTTTGACGGGGCGCACTCGTCCGCAGAATGGGCAGATCAAATGGACAAGCTCGATGGCTTCCGGCTCGGCAATCGTGCCCCAAACGTTCAACACTTGGGCAACTGGAGACGACCAAACGGCAAGGGTAGAACACTGGCTATCGGCCAACGTGAAAGCGGGAAATACTTTCGCGGCTATGAGCGCGGCAGAAAAGAAGGCGACAAAGACTCGCTTTGGTTTCGTTGTGAAGTCGAGTTCAAAAGCTCCGACCGTGTCCTTCCGTTCGAGATTCTTCTTGATCCGTCTAGCTACTTCATTGCTGCTTATCCCTGCTTGCGCGACTTCGATTTATATCGCGCTCCTGAGCGTATCGAGACCAGTAAAAAAACTGCCAATGTTACATGGCAAGCAAGCCTATCAACGATTCAGCGGCAATTTGGCAAGTACATCAACGTTTTCCGCGATGTCTATACAGACGCTGAGCTGCTCGACCTCATCCAGCACCGCAACAAAAAGCTAAAACCGAAGCGGCTCATGATGATCTGCGACCTAGCAGAACGCCAATCCCAATCCGACCTAATTCGAGCATCTTTTGCCGCCTAGTCTCACGTCATGCCCGACCGTGAAAAAGACTCAACAGGGTATTAAGGAGTTACCACTATGCAAAGTTTTACCCAACGTGTCCACGTACAAGGTGGCATTAAAAAAGATTGGACCAGCGAAGAGGGCAAGCGTTTTCAATCAACGCGCCTGTATATCAGCACGTCTTTAGATGCATCCAAAGGTGACCAATTTGGCCAAGCCGCTGCTGAATACGTTTGGGGCGACGCTTCCAACTATGACCGTATTCCGCATCCTAAAGGCGGTTTTGAAGCCGATGTGACATTCGAAAACGTCTTCAACGGCAAAACCCAAAAAATGATTGTGCTGGACGTTAAACCCGTCCAGTCCAGCAAGCCAACGGCTTAAAGGATTTAACAAATGTTCGTCTGTACGCAACTTTCACAACCTGACCAAAGCGGCGTACAGACTTGCATAACTTGGGAGCAGCACGCCCCACTGTTTCCAGATCTGAGCATGTCGCAGTGGTCAGATATCGCAGTTGCAATGGTTACAGTCCTTGCAACGGCATGGGTCTTTAAAACTCTCTCAACCTTTATCAAGGAGTCCTAACATGGACAATCAAACCGTAAAAACCGGCGTTGTATCTCGTGTCAATCTCGCACCTGCTGCCGCGCTCCCACTCGTCCTGTTCGCCAGTGCATCACATGCGGCCATTGACGCATCTGAAGCTACTGCCGAAATCGCTGGCTTGGCTGGTCCTATCGCTGCAATCGGTGGAGCTGTCCTCCTGATCATGGTCGGCATCAAAGCATGGAAGATGATTCGCCGCGCCATGTAATGCTGCTGCCGCGTTCGTTCAACTGGGCAGCTTAAACGCTGCCCAATCTATTTTGGGTGGGGATATGTCAAATGTTACTAAAAGCACTACCAGCACTAACGCTCCTGCTCGCCGCTTGGATATTGTTCCGCGCTTGATGGCCTTGGCTATGTGCTTAAACGTCGCCTTTTTGCCGACAATGGTTTTTGCAAATACACTTCCGCCAGATGACGGCAACCCTTGGAAGTTTGTAAAAACGTCAGGTTATAAAGACGGCTTGCGAGTAATGCAGACAACCGCATATAAATCTGTAATCGTCGATGGTGTTGCAACTCGCGTTACTGGTACTGCTTTAGTAGTACCGAGTGCGAGTAAAGTCGGATCAACGATGGTTAAACGCCTTTTGATGAAAAGCCCTTACGCATTACTAGGCACTGCCGCTGTTTCTTTGTTGCTCGATCAATTTGAAGTAAAAGTAGATAAAGAAGCTCAAGAAATTTATAGAACAACTGGGGGCTGGTGCGTCCGTCCTAGTACTAGCCCTCATCCTACAGTTAAAGCTGGAGATTATAAATTTTGTAGTGACGATCCTGTGCAAGCTGCAAGCCAGTATATTAGCTACGCTAACCCCGCCAACAAGGATAAAGCATTTGTTAAAACCACAACTGGCGGTTATTACAATCACTACATTCAACTTAATAGCCCATCTTTGTACACAGAGATATTGCCAAACACCACTGCCGCCGAAGTGCGATATAAATTTGATAGCTGTACTGAAACCTGCACCCGATCTACAGCTTTCGGCCAGATTTTTTTAGATAAAGTGCCTGATAAGCGCGTTCCTGTTACTGATACCGAAGTCGGCCAGTATATGCTTGGTGAGCATCCAGACCAAGGTACACAACTCCCTGATATGGATTGGATCGGCGTTCCTGAAGCTTTTACCCCAATCGTCGAAGACGGCACAAATCCCAACTGGGAAGCGTCTAAAGATGCCATGCAACAAACTGGCGCAACTCCTGAAGCCGATGTCGCAAAACTGCAAGATACATCAACGACCACTAAAGTCGGTCCTGATGGCACAACGACCGAAACTAAAACGACTACCACTAAAAATCCGGATGGAACAACCACGACTAACACGACAACGACAACAACTAAGCCAGACGGCACAAAAACCGAAGAAACTGTAAAAACCGTCGCCGGTGGCGGTGCTGCATCTAAAGATTTACCCGCCTTCTGTTCGTGGGCTGCCACTGTCTGCGACTGGATAGCGTGGACAAAAACGAATCCAGACACACCCACTAAAGACACTAAAGTTCCGATTTATGAGGCTTCAGAATCTGAAATTTTGCCAAATTTTGACATGAATGAAACCCGTATTGTTTTTGCTCGCCAGTGTCCTCCAGCTATACCGATTAACGTAACACTACTCGGCTCGTCCGTTGAAACTGAGCTTAGTTATCAGCCTTTGTGTGAGTTCATGATAATGATCAAACCCTTTGTGATTGCATCTGCATATATAACAGGTGCTTATATTATTAGCGGCGTAGGTCGTGGAGGTGGCAACGATGGGTAAATTGCTCTATTTAGTCGGCACATTGCTACTTTCCGGCGGTTTTAAAACAATGCTCGTCGGTGCTGGTCTTGGTCTTGCCACAAGCCAACTGATTCTTGCACTCACTAACCGATATATCACCAGCGCCCTAAACGGCGTTTCTGGCATCGGTGGTTCGATGGTCGCGTTTCTCGGCTTGTCCGGCGCTGACGTTGCAATCTCTATCATTATCGGCGCTGTTGTCGCCCGCGCCACAATTAACAGCGTCAAGCTATCACTCGTTAAAGCCGCAGCGTAGCGAGTACCGCGCACGCGGACGCACCGCAGACTTGCGAGGAGCGCCCGCATGCACGGAACGCAGCAAGCTAAGGGGGTCACATGTTAATACTTATCACTGGTACGCCGGGTTCGGGCAAAACTTTGTATGCCGTGCATCGGATCGTTAACGACTGGCTGAAACAAGATCGGCTCGTATATGCCGACATTGACGGCCTGAACATCGAAGGTGTCGAGAAGTCCCCAGATGATTGGCGTGAAACTCCCGAAGGCTCGTTAATTGTCTATGACGAAGCCCAACAACGGGACATCTTCAAACACGGGCGGGGGTCGCTCTCACAATCCGAGATTGTCCAAAAGTTCGAAGTGCATCGGCATACTGGGCATGATATTGTTTTTATCACCCAGTCCCCTAAGTTCCTGCATAACCACATTTTAGACTTGGTTGGCGAACATTATCACCTTCACCGGCCTTATGGTGCTGCGCTTGCTTCAATCTATTTTTGGCGTAAAGCTGTACGGAATCCGCAATCTAAATCCGCACAATCATTCGTCGAAAATGAGTCATTGTTTAAATACCGCAAGGATTTATATAAATACTATAAATCGGCAACCGTACACACGCACAAGCTCGCCATTCCAAAGAAAATCATTATTTGGTGTAGTATTCCGTTCTTAATGGCTGCATTTGTCTATAGCAAGGCAACCGATCCATATACTCAAAAAATGATTACAGGCGCGTCTACTGGTGAAGCCACTACAACAACAACGCCAGTCAGTGCAGACGGTTCGACAACTCAGACAACCAATGCAACAGATCAAGCTGCTACAGCTCAGCCGCTGGATGCGTCCCCAGTTGCCGCTGTTGCACACGAGCTTCAACGGGTCGCCCACGTTGTCGAGTTTGGTGGTGAGTGCTACGCCAAAAACTCCTTTGGCGAGTTGTTGGATATACCGCTCGATAAATGCCGCCTTTACTCGTCGCGGCCTAGTCTGCTCTCAGGCTCACGCAATCGAGTAGACCAGACCGACCACACGCAAATGCAGCTACCGCAAGCATCTACGCCGATTCAGCAGCAACCCGCCACAACCCAGCCAATTTCGATCAAAAATTCATCTTTTGACCAAAATAAGGTTAAAATATGATCACAAGCAAAACATGTGCCAAGTATATTTTGTCAAATAATGCAGACAAGCGGTTATAAGCTCACTGCCGCAAGGTCGCGGCTTAATCGAGCTAAACCAATGCCAGACATTAAAACTGTTTACGATTATTATTTGTCCTGTTCTGATCACACCACGAAAGACCGTGACAAATATGCCTATAACCGGCTATCGCCATTTTTCAACCAAACCAATGTACTTACGATCAAACGTGCTGACCTTCGCCAGTACGTCCAGCACCGCAGATCCCAAGACGTGTCTGATAGCACAATAAACCGTGAGCTTCGTTCGTTTCGTGCTGCGCTCAACTTCTACACCACAGATCACAGTATTAAATTCTTCAACCCGCTGTCCGGCTTCTCCCTGCGAGATGCCGACCCGCTCACCCGATACCTGACCCCACAGCAAGCCCGCGTTCTGCTTGTGTCTTGCGCTCAATCCGAAAACCCATATCTTGAATGGTTCGTCCGGCTTGCACTTGCAACCGGCTTTCGCTCTGGTCAGATTCTTGGCTTGGCAT